GTCCGTGAAGATGCCCGCCATTTCATGCACACTGCGATCGTTTAATGCCGAGTAACTGGTTGACTCGACCCAAGGTCATGAGCGGTGGTCCTGTCATGTCACCAAACGACGCGTAACTGTCTCCAGTGGTCCCGCGTTCACGGTAGAGCCCTGCGGCGTAAAGCGTGGTTCCCAACAGCACTGAACTGTCAGGGACGGTCGTAAGACTGTCGTGGTAACCAGCCTGAACGCGACGCCTGAAACACCAAGCGTTTGCAGCTGCAACACAAGTCGTAAGAAACGCGGTGTCATTTGCCGTGGCCGACGAGATCCCAAGAAACTCAATAACTGGCGCAGTTGACGCCAACCATGTGCAACTCAAATTCCATGTCAACGTGCCAAACGGATCGGCAGCGGATCGTTCTAGATCGTCGCCAACATCTTGAAACATCAACTGGTTGACAATGATTTCGTTTTCGTTGTAAAGCAGGTCGCCTGCTTCGTTAACGCCAGCAAACAAGTTGACCGGTACAGCAATAACAATGTGCGTGCCGTTGAGACCGTGACCGAGTCCTGTCAGTGTGATTGTCTGTCCGACTGTTATGTCGGTTGCTTCGAGGGTCTGCACCACAGCAACATTGTCTAGACGCTGGTGGTGCGTCACGCTAAATGTGGCCATGGTGCAGACTCTCTCTTAGTTTCGGTTGATCAGGCGAACGTGAACTTGACGAACTTGCTTGAGTCAATCATCAAGGCGGCGAAGTAGCCACGGAACGCAATAGTGCGTGACAAGGTGGACGGGTTGTCCAACGAGATCGCGCCCTTCTGCTGTTCAAACAGTTCGTAACCAGATGCGTCGCCGACGATGGCTGTGCCGCTGGCGAAGTTACGGTCAACAACAACTGACAACCCGAAAGCGTTGCCGTTTGCCTGTCCCGGTGCAAGATTGCCGAAAGCGTTCATTGGCCCAACCTGTGGGAACAACGGACGCTTTGACGAATCGCTCAATCCAAGAAGATCTCCCCAAATTCCGGGTGCAAGGAACAAGTGAGTTGGCAAGTTGCCGTTAGAACCCGACAAAATTGTTGAGGCTGCTTCTGCAATCTCGGCAGCCCACACTTCAGGTTTCTGAAGGTCTGCTGCTGCAAATGCTTGTGTGACGGTTGCGCCAGCGACCAAAGTATCGGCTGCGTAATTGTCCGTGGCGTTTGCGTAGATACGGCCCATGTCGTCAAGCAAAATTGACAAGATGGCGGGATCGCTCCAATCCAGATCGGCTTCGGACACGTTCACATAGCCACCGAAAATTTGTTTTGTAACTTGGTTTGAACTCACCACGAAAGTGCCTGACTGGTTGCTCATTTCTGCAAGGCTTGCACCAATGCTCGTGTGGGTCGTGACCTCGGGACGAATAAAGACCTTGCCTCCACCGGGCATGGACTTGGCACCAATTGCATCAACGACAGGGCGACGGCCGATGAAGTTGTTGTAGACGGGTCCAAGGATTGGGGTTGGGAGCACACCGGGTGTGTCGCTGGTGACCACGTCGGGAGCTGCGGCGCGAAGTGCTTCGTGCATACGTTCCCAAGCAGTTCCGCCAGCAATGGCAGCACTCAAGTATTCGACAGCGGTCGGCAGTTTTGCGTCACGCTTAACGGCGGTTGCGTAAATGGGTTGAGTCGCAACAGCGGCTTCAACGGTTGTGGGTTCTGACATTTCATCCTCCTCGGATGGTGTTGGGGTTGTTTCTGTTGGGGTTTCGGTTTCGTCGGGTTCGCTTTCATCGGGTGATGAGGCGGCGACTGAGTAGACCTGTGCTGATTCGTAGGCTGGCACAGTGACAAGCGACAGTTCTACGAATCGGGCTTGAGAGACCTCTAGAGTCCCGTCTGACAGGCGCTTGAACTTGGTGGGGATTGCGCCCACCGAAACGCTGTCTAGCGCACCATCGGCGAGCAGTGCAAGAGCATCATCGGCGGCGCGTGTGGCGCTTAGTTTTGCCACAAACATCATGCCTTCGCTGGTGGACACTCTTTCGGTGACTCGACCAATGACGCGCGTGTCGTCGTGGTATTCCAAAAGCTTCGGCATTGGGCCGTCCTCGGGAAGTGAGCCCTCAAGAAAGACCACACTCTCGCCACCACTTAATTGGGCCTTGACATTCCACGGGACTGCAAGCCCAGTGATTTGACGCGACGGTTCACCATCAGCGGACGCGTCCAGCGTGATCTGTTGAGCGGTCAATCTAATCATGAATATTCTTCCTCGCGGTTTCCTGAATCAAAAGCGGGTTCGCGCTCAACATTCCCTAGATCGTTTTCGTACACATAATCGGAAACATCAAATTTGACGTAGCGTCCACGCGGCAAAAGTTGGTTCATTGACAATGTTTGTTCAATGGCATCTAAATATTGTTTTGTGCCAAATAAATAAAGATCTTGGCGTGCTTGTTGAGCGTTCTGGTATGTGTAGCCCTGAACGCCGATGCCCAAAAGGTAAGCAGGTATTCCAGTAGCCCGAGACAGTTCTAATGCTTGGAACTGGCGGCCTTCGATTAATTGCAACGAATTTGGGTCGCTACTAAATTCCTTAAATGTGACCACGCTGTTAAGGGCGCCAATGGCCCCAACCTGACGGGCGTTACGCCAAGCAGCTGCAAGTTCGGAAAGATCCTCGGCAGACATTGGTTCGGATGCGTCGGTCTGTTGCAACCAGCCAGCGGCAATCTCATTGACAGCAAAACGATCAGCGGATTGCTGAAGTTTTAAGGCCGTCATGATCGCCCGGTTGCCTGTGTAAAGCAGACCTTGAGTCGGTGCCAAGAACTGCACGACGTCATCGGTTGCAAGTGGGTAACCGTTGAATTCGACTTGGTCAGACGGGCCGAACCATTGCGGGCCAGCCTGATCCATGGTCGTGACCATTGCGGCGGGTAACCATTGGAACGAAAGCGGGCGTCCGGTGGCAGTGGATCGGCTGGTGATGTACCAGAATCCGCGACCGTGAAGCATAAGGTCCGTGACGAGCTGGGAGAAAATGAAGTTGCGCGTGACCTTGGGATCGGGCTGATCCATCCACGACTCGTTCTCCAAATACAACTCTTCGTACTCAGATCCAGTCCATTGCAGGGTGTAATGCTTTAATTCTAAGCAGCCGACCATGGACGCAATCATTTGAATCGAGCGGGCAACAGTGGGAACAGAGAGGGCCAGTTCTTGCGACGCCCCGACGGAGTACGTATAGAACTGACCCACCTGTGCGGCAGAACCTGCTGCAGCCTGTATCGGCGCGGACGCAAACGCGGGGGTTGCGCTTACTTTCTTGCTACCGAAAAGAGCCATCACTTGCGAGTCTCTCACAGATATTTCTTGTATGTAAGTACCCCTACCCGAAAGCAAAAGCGGCACGCGACGACCGCACTGGTTTGGACGCCAGCATGATTCCCCACACTGCGCACCTGGCTAACTCAATCGGTCCGGGTGACTTCTGCGAACTAAGCACAATGGACCCGCCCGTTTTGACGGCCACGGCTCGAGCAAGATGTTCGGCCAGTGCAATATCGCCAGTGTGGTTGACGCGATCCTCAACGATCATGGCGCGACAAGCTGCCGTCCATTTCAGGAGCTCGGCGTAGCCGACGATTTGCATACGACGACGCAAGTCTGGGGGACAGTGAATTTCTAGCGATGGGGTGACAGCAAGTTTCACGGTTTGGTCGTGCATGATCCGCACAACTTCTTCCCACATTTGTGCAGCTGACTCGACAACGAACGCGACTGAGACGATGACGCGGCCGTCATCAAAAGCGGTTGAGATTCCGACGTACCGCGAGTCGTCTACCGATGAGTCAATGGTGAGCCACTGAGTCGGCGGCGCTGGTCGGTCGGATTTGCGGTCGTTCCATAGGTTGATCGGCAAATAGGAGTTTGTCGAATCAACCCACAGATTGAGGTGGCCACGAATGAACGCTTGACGGTTCGGCGAATCGTAAGCCAACTCCAAAGCCTTGGCCGTGATCGTCGTCCCCAGTGCTGGGTTAGCCCATCCCCAATATGACCGATCTTCAAGACTTACACCAGGTGGAAGTGACCACTCAGCAAAATAAAGCGCCGTTGGTTGACCCGAGTCAATCGCTGAAATGCCCTGTTCTCTAAGTTGCAAAAGCACTGTTGAACCTTGGTCGCCGGCGGTGCTAAATAGCATCATCATCGGATTTCTGACGGCGACTTGACTCGGTCTGAGCGCAGTAAATACCACCTCAGGACTGATATCCCAAACCTCGTCCACCAGCAAAACTGATGCCGTTAATCCGTGC